TATCATCCTCTTCGATCCGCGGGCGTACCGGATCATCAACAAGGGCGGCATCCGTGGCGCCAGCTCGGTTCACGTCGCATTCTTGACCGACGAGACCGCCTTCCGCTGGACCTATCGCGTCAACGGCGCGCCGAAGTGGCGGCAGACGCTGACTCCCAAAAACGGCGGCGCCACGCTGTCGCCGATCGTGACCTTGGCCACCCGTACGTGATTTACAGCCGGCGTTGCCGGACGAAACGACAACGGAGATTTTGCAATGGGTTCCCCATTCAACTTGCTCGAAAACGCCATGTGGATTTCGGCCGGTGTGCCGATCGACACGACGGGCGCTGCGTTCAACGGCGATTACGTCAATATGCAGTACGCCGAAGAGCTGTGGGTCATGCTCCAGCAAGGTGCCTGGGCCGGCGGTACTCCGGCTGTCACGATGGGTCAGGGAACAACGGCCGCGGGCGGATCGACGGCGGCGCTCACATTGTTCGAAGCCTGGAACGGCGTGGCGCTGACCGATGACCAGTATGCGCCTGTCACCGTGACCGCCGGCACCTTCAATCTGACGGCCGTAGCCAACACAGTGACGATTATCCGGGCGCGGACTGCCGACATGACCGAGGGCAATAAATTCCTCCGTTGCCAGGTCGCCAGCCCCGGCGCCAACGCCGACTTGATTGCCATGAGCTACGTGCTCACCGGCCTCAAGTACCAGGGCAACGTGCCCCCGACCGTGATTGCGTGATAAAAACAAACTTGGTTCGTCGCATCGGCGACGGATAACACCGAACCGGGGAGTTTTGCATGAGCACGCGAGCCCGTCATCTGGGCGGCATCCTGACGTTCTTTGACCCCGCCAAGAAGTACCTGATCACGCGCCGCGAGTCGCGCTACCAGTTCCACGACGATTTCGACTTGCATACGTCGATCCCCGGCGATGGTGCCCGGGAAAACGGCGTCCCTTGGGTCCAGGATATTGCTGGAGCCGCGCCACCGACGGTTGTATTGACTGCCGACGCAGCAGGTGGAGTCGTTACGCACTCGCTAACAGCCACTAGCGAGGCGCAGGATGCAACGATTCACTTCGACGATAACCGGCATGTGTCGCTTGATCGGGCATGCATCTTTCAATGCTATGCCCGGTTCACGACGCTGCCGACGTTACTGGGGATCGGATCGATTGCCTTGGCCAGCGATCACAACGCTGGCGGGCAAGTCGGCACGACCTACAACGTCGGCTTTCAGGTGTCCGCAGCCGGCGCCGTGGGGCTGCGCATTGACGACAACGTCGCGCCGGTCACGGACGCGGCCGTACAGACACTCGTGGTCAACCAGTGGTATGCCTTCCGTATCGAATGCCTGTCGATTTCGAATATCAAGTTTTTCATCGACGGCGCGGTTGTCGGTGGCTCGACGACGTTCAGCATGGCCGCCGTGACAGGAACGGCGAACGCCGTATTGCAGCCGTTCATCGGAATGTCCAAAGCGAGCGGCGCCGGACTGGGCGTCCTGGCCGTCGATTCGGTCGACGTGTGGCAAGACTAGGAGCGGCGATGAGGGTCCGATTGAAAAGCGGCGAGATCGTCGACGTAACCACCGGCCAGGCGCGTCGGCTGCTGCAAAACGAAGGCGCAACGCTCCCGGATCAACGATCTGCGGCAAAACATGACGACGACGATGAGCCAAAACGGAAACCTCGCGCCAGCCGGCCTGAAAAGGACCGTGGCGCCGACTCTGCGGATTATTAGCGTTAGCGCCTTCAAGCTCCATCACAACGTCCCCGACGACGACACCGACACGTTGATTGAGGAGTATATCGAGGCGGCAACGGATTTCGCCGAGCAATACCAACGGCGCTGCTTTCGCGACAGCACTTGGCAAGCCCTCTACGATTGCTTTCCGTCTGGCGGTGTGTTCTACGTCCCGATTCCACCGCTTATCGCCGACTCGGTTTCAATCACCTATTTGGATGAGGCCGGCGCTTCGCAAACGCTGGCTTCCTCGGTTTACACCGTCGACGCCATTTCCCAGCCGGGCCGAGTGGCGTTGGCTTACGGGCAATCGTGGCCGAGCACGTACGGCCAGATCGGGGCGGTAACGCTTCAGTTCGACGCCGGCTACGAGACGGTTGCGGCCGTCCCGGCGCGCACGAAGCAGGCGATTCGCAAGCTGGTATCGCATTGGGTGGAAAACAAAGAGCCCATGATCGTTGGCACGGTTGTCGCCAAGGTGCCTCTCAGCGTGACGGACCTGTTGGACCAAGATCGGTTTGTTTCCTATCGGTGAGAACATGAAAGTACGCCTGACCAAAGACTGCGACACGCAGATCGGCAAGAAACCCAAGACGAGGGCCGGCACGATTATCGACCATCCCGACGCCGAATGGCTGATTCGTTTGGGGGTCGCCGAGGCGGTCGACGGGCCGGGGAAGGTCGAAAAGGGAGCCGAAGCCCCCGATGGCACGTGAGTACATTCGCGCCGGCGAGTTGCGCCACCGGGCCACGTTCGAGCGGCCGGTGCAAACGGCAGGCGGCGGCATGGGCCAGCGAGTGACTTCGAGTTGGAGCGCCCTCCGGTCGCGGCGTCCGGTACGAGTGCAGGAGCTGATGGCAAACGAAGTCGTGAACGCCGAACAACTGCAAAGCCACATTACCCATCTGGTAGAAACGCGCTGGTTCGACGGATTGACGCCAAGGGATCGGATTATCTGGCACGACGGCGCGACGAACAGAACGCTCGCCATCGTCGGACCACCACTGAACCCGGACGGCCACAAGCGCAAGATGCTTGTCAATTGCAAAGAGGCCCGATGAGCGCCACCTTGACCATCAGCGGATCCCGCGAGCTCGCCCGCAAGCTGGAAGAGCTGCCCAAGCGCGTGCAGCGCAAGGTGCTCTCGCAGGCCATGCGCGCCGCCGCCCGTGTGGTCCAGGCCCGCGCGAAAGCGCTCGCGCCGGTCGATACCGGCCTGCTCAAGCGCAGCCTGAAGATTAGGGCCATCAGGCGCAATCGCCGGGGGAATGTGGGGGTCACGCTGTCTACTCGTGCCGTAGATTTTGGCCCCGCCTTTTATGGCTCGTTCGTCGAATATGGAACGCGCAAGCTGCGCGGGAGGCGCTTCATTAAGCGTGCCTTTGACGAGTCCAAGGACGCCGCCCTGGCCATCGCTGAGGGCGCGATCCGCGTCGGCGTCATCCGGGAGGCGACGACCGCATGATCCGCCAGGATTTGCGCACCTACCTGAAGACCAAGACGGGCCTCACCGACCTGATCGGCGGCGCCACCGACCCGCGGCTCTATCTGGCGCATGTGCCCGAGGCCAATCCGCCGCTATCGCTCTTCCCCTGCGTGGTCTACCTGCGCGCGACAGGGGGTTATGGGCATGACATCGACGGGTCGGATGGGACGGCCGCGCCGACGTTTGAATTTTACACGTTGGGCACCGACCCGGAAGAGGTTGAGGAGATCAGCGAGCAGCTACGTCAGGCACTCCAGGGCGGCCCGACGACGATGGGCTCGACTGAAATGCTCCATGTGACCCTGGAGGACGAGTCCGACGATTATCTCGAAACGAAGGTCGGGGAAGACACGCTCGGGCTGCACGAAACCGTGCAGCGATTCGTTTTGGCCCACAAGGTAACCAAGCCCACTTTCTGAAGAGGCACACGCGATGGCCGAATCCCGAACCAAGGGCACACTCCTGCAAGTGTCGATCTCCTCGGTTTACACCACGATCGCCCAGCGGGTCAGCGTAAAACCGAACAAAAGTTCCCGCAATTCGATCGAGACGACCGACCTGGACGACGACGCCGAAACTTCGCTGGCGGGAATTCTCCGCAGCGGGGAGGTCGTGCTGAACGGCAATCTCGATACTGCCAACGCGGGCCACGCCTATTTGTGGTCCTCCCACAACACGGCGGCCGGCGCGCCAGCCGAGAACTGGAAGATCATCCTCACCGATACCGGCGCGAGCGAGTACGCCTTCAGCGGCTGGATCATGGATTTCGAGGTGGGCGAGGCCACGATCGACGGCCTGAACAAATTCACGATGACGATCAAGATCACTGGCGTCGTAACACTGACGCCGTAGGAAAGGGACAACGATGCTCACGCGAGAACAGATTCAAAAGATCGCAGACATCAAGACGGACAAAGTGCCAACGCCCGAGTGGGCGGCCGAGGGGATGCCCGCGCACGAAGCGTTTGTCTGGGTCCGCGGTCTGACGGCCGAGGAGCTCGACCAGTTCGAGGCCAGCCTGATCACGGGCAAGCGCAAAGTTTCCACCGATCACATGCGCGCCAAGCTGGCCGTTTTGGCCGTCGTCACCGGACCCGAGCGCGACGCCCCTCCCTTGTTCCGCGAGAGCGACGTGGAGTGGCTGTCGCAAAAGTCCGCCGGGCCCGTCAACCGCATCTATTCGAAAATCCGCGCGCAGACGGCGATGACCGACGCCGACCTGGAGGAGTTGGAAAAAAACTTAGAAAAAATCCCCGCCGCCGATTCGTCATGAGGTTGGCGCTGGCGCGGGGCTGTTCGGTCGCTGAACTGTTGGCAACCACTAGCGCCCGCGAGGTGCGCGAGTACGAAGCCTTTAGCCGGATCGAGCCGTTTGGGGACTGGTGGCGGGCGGCCGGTTTGCTCTGCGCGATGATTTTTAACTCGCAGCGCGCCAGCGAAGACGCGAAATGGTGGACCCCTGAGGATTTTGTGAACCTCGACGGCCGGGCCGAAGCGGACGACGAAACGCCGCCGCAGACCAGCGGTGAAATCATGGCCGCCTTCGGCGCCGCCGGCTGCCGCGTCGTCCTGAACGATTCCTAAACCTTCATCCTTCACCTTTTTCTCTTCCTCATGGCCACGATCGCCAGCCTGATCGTCAACCTGATCGCCAACAGCGACCGCTTTTCCGCCGGCATGCGAAAGGGAAAGACCGAGCTGACGGCGCTCGAGGCGCGACTGAAAACCACCCAATCGGTGATGAGTGGTTTTGGCGCAGCGCTGGGCGCCATGGGAATCAGCGTCAGCGCCGGATTGATCCTGCGCAGTTCGATCAAGGCCGCTTCCGACGCCGCGGAAACTGCCAGCAAGTTCCAGGTCGTCTTCCGCGACATCGCCAGTAGCGCGCAGGCCGCCGCCGACACGCTTGACAAGTCTTACGGACTCTCCGGCCGCGCGTCGCAGCAGCTTTTGGCCGACACGGGCGACTTGCTCACGGGTTTTGGTTTCAGCCAGAAGGCGGCGCTGGATTTGTCTTTCGCCGTCAACAAGCTGGCCGTCGATCTGGCGAGCTTCACCAACTTCTCCGGCGGCGCTGAAGGCGCTTCGCAGGCTTTGACCAAGGCCCTCTTGGGAGAGCGCGAAAGCGTCAAAGCGCTGGGCATCGCCATCCTGGAGTCCGACGTCAAGGCGCGCGTCGCCCTGCTGACCGCGCAGGGCATGCGCTTTGAAACCGAACGGCAGGCCAAGGCGTTTGCCACGCTCCAGATCGCTCAAGAGCAGAGCAAGAACGCCATCGGCGATTACGCCCGTACGCAATCCGTCGCCGCCAATCAGGCGCGCGAGTTCACCGCCGCACTCGATGACTTGCAGGTCGCCCTCGGAAATCTCGCCCTGCCACTCGGGGAGAAAGTGCTTCCGGCGCTGACCAAATTCCTCAACGACTTCAACGACTGGATAAAAAATATCCGCGAAGGCGCCGACTGGGAAACGATCATTCTCGGTCCAAAAAAACAGGGAGCCGCGGAGAGTACCGAGCAAATAATGAAAGACATGGCGGCCAGGCAGGCTGCTGCCGACGCCCAGGTCGCCGCGACCATCGCCGCGAAAAACGCCAAACCGCCCGGCTTGGAAAATCCGCTCACCGGAAAAATCACTCCCTTCGATGGCGCCTCGGTGGCTGGCAAGCTGGAAGCGAAGATTGCCGCGGAGAACCGCGATTTCATGCTGAAGGCGGCGCGAGACGAGGCGGCATTGAAACGCAAGGCGGCCGAAGACCTGCTGGATTTTGAAAGCCGCCGGTTTGACGAAGACCTCCGCCGCGACGCGGACGCGAAGCGAAAGGCAGCTCAGAACGCGGCCGAGAATCAATCGAAGCTGGAGCAGTTCGCCCGCGACGAGGCCCTGGAAAAGCAAAAGCGCTTTGGCCCTGGTGGCGCGGCCAGCCCCACCGCGATCGTCAAGGGCTCGGTCGCCGACGAGCTGTTGACCAACCGCACCCAAAAGCCGCTGGAAACGATCGCCAAAACGAGCCAGGAAAGCGTCTACCAGGCCCGCCAGCAGAACACCAAACTCGACCAGGTCGTGGCCAAACTCTCTCAGCAATCCGACGCGGTCGAAGTCACCTTCTGAATCGTGAAAACATGGCCGTCGTCGGCACGCCCAAACAGATTTCCGCCGGCCGCAAGGGCAACTGGAAGGATGCCGTCGATCGCTCCTACGCGGTCGCGTGGAAGGCGATCGTCGACGACCCGCACGACGGACCGATGCAGATCGGCAACCATTCCGCCTTCCCGCTCCGCTTCCAGCCGTACATCGGCTACGAGGCCGGCAACGACGATCCCGACGCCGTGTGCGTCGCCCTGGAC